GCTCCGCTGGCGGTGGTTCCCGTCTGCACACGTGCTGCCCAGGCTCACTGCCCAGCACTGGAGTGAGCGGCTGAGCAGCTCACGCAGCCCTTCTGAGCGGGTACTGGGCCAGGAGCTTGTGCTGAAGGCCGTGGGTATCGGCGTGACTAGCATGGGCCGACCATGAGACGACGGACTGACGGACTTCGTCGAGCTCGACCTCGCCGCGAGCGTAGAGCCGCTGGAAGTGGCGCATGGTATTGTGAATGCGCCGAATGGAGCTCTTGCGCAAACGTCGATGGGTCGGCCAGATGTGGTAGCCGAGAAAGTCGAGCCCGCGGCCATGGCGCTGGGAGACGGGGAAGACCTGGGTCTTATGGTTGGTATGCAAGCGCAGCTGCTGCCAAAGGAAGCGCTCGATCTCGTGGCGGGCGTGGTGCAGCCAGGCTTTGTCGTGGTGGATCACGACGAAGTCGTCCATGTAGCGTACATAGTGGCGCGCCTTGAGGCGGTGCTTCGCGAACAGGTCCAGCTCGTGGAGGTAAACATTGGCCCACAGTTGGCTGGTGAGATTGCCGATGGGGATGCCTGCCGGGGTGAGCTCGCCTCGCCCCACTGTGCTGTTAAGAATCTCTTCGCACATGGCCTGGGTTTGCGGGCAAACGATGCGGCGCGCGAGGAGCTGGCGTAGTGCGCCGTGGTCGATGTTGGCGAAATAACCGGCGATGTCGGCCTTGAGGGCATAGACCCGCCCATGCTCGCGCTGCACTTTGCGCAGCATGGCCTGGGTGGCATCAGCGCCGCGATGCATGCCGCGCCCAGGACGGCATGCATAGCTGTGATCGTAGAAGCGACACTCCCAGATCGGCTCGATGGCGGCGATAAGGGCATGCTGGGCGACTCGATCCCGAAACGGGAGGCTGGCCACCATCCGGCGCTTTGGCTCGTACACGGGGAAGTGGTGATACTTTGCGGTGCGGTATTCATTCCATATCAGCTCGTTATGGAGCTGGATCAGGTTGCCTTCTAGGTCCTGCTCGAAGCGCTGCACGCTGTCGCGGTCGCGCTTGCCTCGACGGGCGCGGCGGTAGGCATGATAGAGGGCCTCGAAGTCGTAGATCTGCGGGTAAATTTGCTTGTAGGTTTGCATGCTCATCCTTGAAGGCGGCAGGTCCGAACGGCCACGCTTTCGCGCTACTAGAACGGCCTGCCTGTTAAATCTTTCGGCGAGCGCCGAGGAGTGGGAGTCCTTTTGAGAGAGGCACGGGAGGCGCGGCCTTGACCTTCACCTCTTCTGGCACATCTCAAGAGCGGGGCGGAACCCGATGTTGCTGTTCGTGTTCGTGCGCGCGTTGTTCAAGTTCAGCGCGCCGAGGCCGGCATTGGAGCCGTTGTTCCAGTTGCCGCCGCGGATCGGGAGCCGTTTCAACGCCCACCCCCTGCTGCTACTGTTGGGCGCGCTGCGACTTGATCCAGCCGCCAATAAGGCGACCAATCTCGTCGTTGAGGCGTGCCCAGTTTTCGTACTGCCTGAAGGGCAGAAAGCCGAGCTCCATTGCCTTTCTCACTTGACGGCGGAGGAGCTCGAGTTCGGCATCGAGATCTCGCAGGGTGTTTTTCTTGTAATAGTGCTTATTGCAGTGCACCACCAGGCGCATCAACTCCCAGCAGGTGCTGCGGATCTCTGCCGACAGCACGTGCCGCTCACTCCGGGGGAAGTGGCGAACAGCGCTATAGGCATAGGTAATCATTTCATCGACCTTCTTTAATACTTCCAGCTCGCTGCTCGCGCTGGAGGGTCGCCTGTCGTTCCCTCGGCTCATGTCACCTCCTTGTGCGCCGGGCTATCGCCCGGCAATCCGGATTACGGGTGGGCGGATTTCAGAGTGCAAAAGCGGGGCGGAACCCGATGTGGCTGTTCGTGTCCGTGCGCGCGCTGTGCAAGTTCAGCGCGCCGAGGCCGGCATTGGAGCCGTTGCTCCAGCTGCCGCCGCGGACCGGGAGCCGCTCGCCTGCGGTGCGGGCATAGATGCCGCCCTGCATGGCGACGTCGGCGGGGCTGATCAGTAGGCGCTGCAGCAGCTGTGATTCGGTGTAGCCGGCACCCTTGGTCAAGCTATTCCACACGCTGCTGATGCTGGCGTCGTTGGAAACCGGATCGGCGTTCTTGAGCGTGAGGGTTCCGCTTTCGTTGCTGACGTAGTGCCCCAGCGCGGTCCAGTTGGTCTCGTCCTCGTCGAAACTGTTGTCCTCGATCAGATGGATCTGGCCGTTGACCAACTTCATGCCGTGCTGCCATTCCCAGACGTTACCCACTAGGTCGGCGATGCCGCCCATGCTGTTGTCGTGACGCCAGGAGGCGGGGCCGGAGCCGGTGAGGATGCGCGCCGAACCGCTGGAAATGCCGGGGCTTCCGCCATCCTGGCGGCGGCCGAATTCATGGGTGGCGTCGTGGGCGCGGCCCCAATTAGTGTTGCCGCGCGGGACAAATCCGTTGGCGTGGCACCACAGGGCGATGGCGGCCCACTCGTGCATGGTCATCAGGTGCCAGCCGGGGCCTTTGCCCTCGCACGCGGCCTTAGCGGCGTCGTAGTTAATGGAGGTGCGCGGGTCGCGCCCGGGCAGGCTGACGGCGCGGCCGTCGTGCACCTGGGCCTGGTACTGGCCGACGAATATCTCGGAAAACTCGGTGTTGCCCTTGATAAATGCCGTGGCTACGCCGGTGCCGAAGGCGGCATCGAGCCCCAGGTCCTCGTAGCGGAACTTGGGGATGACGTGCATCAGGCTGGGGAAGCCCTTGTCGTCATAGAGCACGGTCGCCGCGCCGCCGGTGGCGGCTTCGACTTGGGCGCGCAGGCTATCGGGTGAGGCAATGATGATGGACATGGTGCTCTCCTGGGGTTAGATGGCGGGCCAGATGGTGACTTCCACCTGGCGCGGGTCGAGGGGCTGGGCTTCGCGGGTGGTGGAGGGCTCTTCCTCGCCTTCCAGCGGCTCGCCCTCCACCTCCTGATACTGGCGCGGGGGGATGCGGATGCTGGCCAGTTGGTAGCCGCTGCCGCCCTCCTGGGCGATGCCCTGGTGCTGACGGATGTCGATGACGGTCTGGCTGTCGCCCTGGCGCTCGACGCAGTCGATAACCACGCCGGCGACGGTGACGATGCCCTCGGCGATGCTGAAGTCGGGGTGCGGGCCCTGGCCCTGGGTGCGAACTTGCATAGTGGTGGTCTCCCTATTGGTCCATCAGGTGCGCCACAAAGCGGACGCGGACGTTGTCGGCGGTGCCGCGCAGGTAGGCGCGGAAAGTGTTGCGGGCGCGGTCGGCGGCGGCGGCGGCCAGGGTAGGCGGCTGCCCGCCGTCGTAGCTGACAACGTCGAGATCCAGGTGGTAGCCATCGCCGCCCATCAGCCTGGGGAGGTCCTGCTGCCGATAGACGGGGCTGGACTGCACCCAGGGCCAGTCGGGCTCGGTACGCGCCACGGTGGTGATCGAGACGTTGTCGAGATAGGGGTCGTTGGTGCCGTTATTGCCGGCGGGGATGGTCAGCGTGGCCAGCGCCATGGCCCCCTCTGGCGGCGCTTCGTTGAGGCCGGTCACGGCGAGCACCAGGCCGCTGCCTGCGTCGATCAGGTAGGCGGTGGCGGTGGCGGTCTGGCTGCCGGAGTTGCTGGGCACGGCGGCGGCGTTGTCCTCGCCGGCCACGCCCCACTCGCGGCCGAGCATGAACACGGCGCCGCTGGCGATGTTCAGGTTACGGTTGGCGGTGGTGGACCTGCTGAGCGAGCAGCCGCGAATCACGCCACGGTTCTGCAGTACGAATTCGCCCTCCTGGTGGCGCACGGTTTGCTGGCGGTGCAGCTCCTGCTCGAGCAGGCCGGCGAAGGAGATGGCCTGCTCGACGGCGATCCACAGGGCGTTCTGGCCCTCGACGCCGACGGCGTCGACGGACTGTTGCAGCGCCTCGAGGTTCTGCTTGAGGTAGGCGGTGCGGTTGGCGAGCTGCTTGTTGGGCAGGTTGTCGATGCCATCGGGCCCGCCTTGCACCGGGTCGGTGGTCTCGAACTGGTAGATGCCGGCTTCCCAGGTGGGACTCTCGGGGACGTTGGCCATGGGGCGGTCTCCTTAGAAGATGATGGTCCAGGTGCCGTCGAAGCTGATGTCGTCGTTTTTCTCGATGATGCCGCGCACCTTTCGGCTGAAGAGCTCGCCGCTGGCGGTGATGAGGCCGAACTCGCGGATAGCGATGCCGTTGGCCTCGCTGGTGGCGAGCGAGAAGCTGAAGCGCACCTTGCCGGGCGCTGGGTAGCTGTGCCCGGTGAGGTTGCGCACGTAGGCGCCGGTGAGCGCGGTGTCGTCGGGGCTGGCGGGGCTTGAACCGCTGCCGAAGCCGATGCGGGTCACGGCCTCGCCGGCGGCGTCGCCGGCGATGAGGCGGGCGAGCATGTCGCGGGCGCCGTTGACGATGAGGTTCTCGTCGCGGAAG